CCGGGACAGGTCGCCCCGTTCGAAAGTGTATCCACTTTCCAAAGTCAGTTCGCCCTCGATCCACTCCATTTTTGTTTTAAAAATAGTGGAACCTTTTAAATTAGGACTATGGATGCCCTTGCGGCACTGACGGTTCATTTAAGTCCACCTAGTTTCGACCAGTTTAGGTACTCGGGTGCCTGGTACGAGGTCGCGAGTCACAAGGCTGGTTTTTATGGTCTGGGACAGTATGACTGTATGGATACGCGGGGGATCTACGAATATGACCCGGACCGGGATCAGCTCGACGTCGGGACCCAATGTCGGCACATGGACGGTCGGGTCAGTGGAATCAAGGGGATTGTGAAGTGTCCCGTGGGTAAATCGACCAGGGGTCTGGCCGACTGTACCCTCAGGTTCCCCACGGCTCCATATGTTCCACCCGCGACCTATCGAATTTTGGAAACAGATTATGAAACGTATGCTCTGGTCGAAGGAGCGGGGGATCGCTCGTTCGTACAGATTTATTCCCGGTACACCAGGCCCGGAATGCGTTTCATCGACGAAAAGACGAAACTCCTCGAGGCCTGGGGCTATGATCCGAAGCTTATTCATATGACGCCCGTAACCGTTGAGGGTTCGGGTTCTAGTGTCTGAGTGAAACAATGACGAGTAGGCCGAGGAGGGCCAGACCAATGAGGAGCATGAGTTTTTGGCGTTCGCCCGTCCCACCCCATGGGACCGGATCCGGAAGGCTCGGGGGTCTGTCTGGGACCTTGGCAACGAATTCAGTCTCGAAACGGAGCAGAAACATGTTCCGCCCGAGATCCATACCGGACGGGTCGTAAAACACGGCCCCGTTATTGGGTTGACGCCACGTGACCGTGAGGCGATCCAGTTTATCGATTCGGGCTGGGTACTCGGTCGTGATTCGATAATTTGCGTTGTAAAATTCGTCGTTGCCCTGGACCTTGATGGGGATCGTGGCGAACGATCCCCCAAAGGCGTTCGAGGTCGGGACGAGAAGGTTACTGGTTCCACGGGCGTTGAGAGACGCGGCCGTGAGGTGATTCGGGGTCCTGAGTTCCAGGATATCCAAGGTGATGAACTGGGAGGTATTCATGCCCGGGAGCATGGCCGTAAGGAGCTCCACCTTGGATACGTTTCTGATCGGTGTCGTCAGGTACAACGTATAATTGTTCGAATTTGGGAACAAATTTTGATCGCGATTGTTCGAGTCCACATAGACTACGAACTCCTGCATTCTGTTAGTTACTTACAATTATTTACATGAGGGGTGCCCCACCGCGGTCTGGATACAGGCACCGGTTCGGCTTGGAGCACGTGAACCGGAAGGTCATGAACGTGTACTTGTCGGTCGGGTCATCCACGAGACGGCCCGTATCCTTGTGAAGACGGATTGACAGTTGGGTCAGTTGGCGAATAGGCTCGATAAATACCACCTCAACAGGAAAGTTGGTGTTCGCGCCGTAAACGGTCCGTTCATTCACAGCCTCGGCCGGGATCGAGGCGATACACGTGGCGAGGGCCGCCACGTTCGTCACGGCGCTGCTCGGTGTGGGCCCCTCGACCGAAATCGTGCCGGCGGACCGAATTGCATACTGGAGATTCGTCCGGTCATTCAGCTTGGAGACAAGTTCGTCGACGTACACGTGAATGATGGGCGTGACGGACGTGTTTGCGGCGACGCTCATACTCAGGAGCTCGGCCTTAATGACGTTTCTTAATGGGACATTGATGTAGCCTACGAAGTCCACATGGGAACTGCTATAGACCGAGTCGACCCGGACCGTGTACACTTCCGTGTCACACATTTACTTTAGATCAAGGTTTTCTTGGAGCCACTTCTCCAGCAGGGAGCCACCGACGCCATCGGCAATCGCGTAGTCGCGCATCTGGTCCCGGACCATCGCGGAGCCGCCACACAGGCCACCTGGGGTCAGGCCCATCGTGTAATAATCGGCCTTCTCGGACGGGCCCGGAGTGCAGTCCAGGCTCGGCTTGATCTCGAACAGGCTCTTGGGGTCCTTCTGGACCAACGGGCCTGGGGTGATCGTGATCGGGGCGCCCGCCTCGTATCCGCTAGAACGGCCTCCGCGGACCAGCAGGACCAGGATCGTCACGAGCAGACCGATGATGAGGGCATTAATCGCCAACTTTGCAACCTTGTAAAGCGCCATTTGATTTTTATAAATATTATTTTCCCGGCTGTTGCGTTAAAGCCAACAGGGACTTTTCTCCAAAAGTCTTAATATGGCTATATCATTCGATACTGGGGACGGGCCGACCATGAACCTGAACGACGACGAGCAGAATCTACTGGACGAGATTTCGATCGCGGTCCCGGAGAAGAAGACGGTCCCACTGAGACCCAAGCCGGCCCGGCCGAGCCCTTTTGCGAAGCGGGCTCCTGGACCGACGTTTCGTGAGGCCGCCCCAGATGAGGGTCTGGATATGTTTATGAATCCCAATAAGCGTCACGCGCCGGTCGCGCCACCTCCAGAGGAGTTTGACGGGGGCGAGGACGGCGAGGATGACGAGGAGGGTGGTTTCGAGCCGGGTCAGCAGCAGGGTGGCGGTGGGGGAGACCAGATGCCCTCTGAGGGGTACAAGTCGATCGAGGACGAGAAGGCCGATTTACTGAACAAAATTTCCCGCCTATCGAAGAAGGGCGTCCACACGAGCGCCCGCCTGACGATCTACTCGGACATCGAGGAGGTCAGAACCGAGTACAAGCGTATGACCTATAGCATCGAGGTCGATCGCTCGATCAAGTTCCAGCGTCGCATGCTCGTGGCCTGCGTGACCGGTCTCGAGTTCCTGAACGACAAGTTCGATCCATTCGACCTGGAACTGAACGGTTGGTCCCAGAACTGTATGGAGAACGTCGAGGACTATGACGGCGTATTTGAGGAGCTCTACAACAAGTACAAGACGAAGGTCAGCGTTGCCCCAGAGGTCAAGCTGATTATGATGGTCGGCGGCTCGGCTATGATGTTCCACCTGACGAACAGCATGTTCAAGGCGGCCGTGCCGAACGTGTCCCAGGTGATGAAGCAGAACCCGGACCTGATGCGGAACATGGTGTCGGCCGTGGAGCGGAGCCGAGAGCAGCAGACCGCCCCTCAGGGTGGTCCGCGTGAGATGCGCGGGCCGGGTATGGACTTTGGATCCCTGATGAATATGATGGGCCCACCGCCGTCACAGGCGACTCGTACGGGCCCTTCAGGTGGTCCTGATGATGATCTGTCCGACATTGTCAGCATCGATGCGGGCGACGGCGACGTCCGCGAGGTCCAGATCGGGTCCGAGAAGAAGAAGCGCGGGCCCAAGGGTGGAAAGAAGAAAGAAGTTTCTCTGTAGAGAGTAGTAATAGATGGAGGACTTTATGAATTCTCTGAAACAGGCCCTCCCGGATCGGGGCGCCCTTCCACCCCCGATCAAGCCCGGCACGTCCGGTGAATGTATCCAGGACGATATGATGACCCAGGGTGATCCCAAGGGCCTCAAGTGCTGTTCCCAGAACGGGACCCACGGGACCTGGCGGACCGGATTCTTTTGCATGTCAAAGCAGGGCCTCACGGCCACGAGCACCTATATGGGGTTCCCGGTCTGGTTCTGGGTCGTGGCCCTTGTGGTGTTGCTCACCATTGTCCTTACCAAAATTTTATCAAGATAAAGTATGGGCGTTGCGTATGCACCGTTTGAGGACCTGGTGCCGCCACCGGTCCCATCCTTTCGGCCCGTAGTACAGGCCCCTCCATCTTTCGAGAGGGACGCGACCGAATGTAATTACCTCGTCATGTTCTTCGTTGCGGGTGTCTTTTTGATTGCTCTGGCCGATTCAACGCGCTGAGGGTTATATTTTAAACTAAAATTATACACCAGGAATGGGACAGTTCAAATTCCTGTCATGGTACCGCATAAAAACAAACCAGGATCATCTGTTCCTCAAGATTTCCGGAAGAGGATACCTTGACGAACAGCCCACGACGGTTGAGGAGGCTGATACTATGGCCACTGAGACTCTAGAGGCCACGAAAGAGATGCACTCGATTCTGTCCGAGGACCAGAGAATTTTGGTCGTAAAATTAGACCTTCGGGACTTCGCCTTTGAGGAACTTTGCTTTGGGCCCTTTATCAAGTATGTGACTCGCGCGGCGAGTCAGGGTATGGACATTGCCTTCGTGGAGGTCTATGGGGCCAGTTCGTACTGGAATTACATTTCATCATTTTTACCCAAATATACACGGGACCGGATCGTTCTAAAATAGACACTGGCCCTTACCGAACACCTTGGTTTCCTCTGGTTCGGCCGCTTTTTCGGTCGCGAATCCGCCCTCGTGGTACACACGGAGACGCTTGCGGTACATGGCGTGGAACACGGACCAGTGATCCGCAACGTCGAAGATGAGCGGATCATTATTCTTGCCTTTGGTTTCTCTCATGATGCGTCCGATAGACTGTTTGATATCGGACTTGGGTGTGGCGAGGATGACGGTGTCGAGGGCCGGAATATCCAGACCCTCATGGGCCAATTGAAACGTCGCAATGACGATAGGGGCCTCGGCCGACTTTGCCAAGTCGGGCTCTTTCATACCACCTATATACAGGGCCGACTTAGAGCCGAGATTTCTTTGCAATTCAAAGCAATGTTCCCGCCGGTCACTCAGGATCAGAACTCGCCGACCGTCCGCGAGGGCCTCTTCAGCGGTCTGGAATATCAGCCGATTCCGATCCTCGAGTTCAGTAAGCACGTTAATCATACCGGCCATGTTGATCTGGCCAAAGCGCGTTACGGGGGGTGCTTCTTTGAAGGCATCACATGTGTAATGGAGCGTTACAACCTTTGTGGTGGCCTGGTTTGTTCGCTCGATCCGAAAAAACTCTGGGCCGAGAAACCAGTACAGAAGTCTCGTGAGCCCGTCTTTGCGTTCGGGCGTCGCAGTAAGTCCGAGAGTGAACTTGGGACAAATTTTAAACATAAATTGTGAAAAAGCCGGGGCCCCGATGTGGTGGGCCTCATCGACGATCAGGAGACCTACCGAATCAAAAGCGTTCTCAGGAAACTCCCTCATACACATGGTCTGGATTAGGGCGATCACAAAATCCTTGTCCGTATCAAAAACGTCACCCTGGACCCGACCAATCGTGGCGGTCGGACAAAACTCTTTGATTTTTTCGACCCATTGATTCGCTAGGAATTCTTTGTGGACCACGATCATCGTCCGGACCTTTAGTTGTGCCGAAAGAGCCAGGGCAACGGTCGTCTTCCCGTATCCACAGGGCAGAGACAGGACGCCCCCACCCTTTTCTTCAAAGGCTCGGAGGCCCTCACGGAGAGCTTCTGGTTGTCTTGTCGCGACTCGTAATTTTCCAGTAAAATTGATCCCAGGAGCAGGAGAGCAAGGGCCCCGGCCGTCGGTGGTGGCCGGCCCGAACCGCTCGAGGCCAAAATAACGGGGGACCAGAAGCGTCTTTGTCCCTTCGATTCGCCTCCAGACCTTGAAAGAGGGGGGTGTGATCCCAAGAGCATTTGTCACTGGTCTCACAGTGAGTTCCTTTTTTATATCGGACGTTTCGGCGACATGGTACCCGTGACGGCTGATCATCTAACTTTATTTCTCGCACTATCTTAAAATGTCTCGCACGGTCGATCAGTGCCTCAACGAGTTCAACTTTTGCCTGACGCGGCCGGGTCAGTACACGACTAGCAAGGTGCAGTTCTGGGCCGACTGTGCCTTCAAGGGCGCGACTACGCGCGCGACGACCGGCGACTACCCCAAGATTGGTGACGTGGGCATCACCGACAACAAGCTGAGTTCCTTCAAGGTCCCCAAGGGTCTCAAGTTGACTATTTACACGGAAGCGAATTTCAAGGGTTCTAGCAAAGAATATACGGGCCCAGTCGACGTTTCCTGCCTGAAGAACATTTGCGCCCCAGGCTCGTCCCGCGGACAGGATGGTATGTGCAAAAAGAGCTGGAACGATATGGTGTCGTCTTTCAGAATTCGCAAGATGGGCGCTGCGGCGCCTCCAGCGGCTCGTGTGACGGCCGCTCCGGCCCCAGCGCCGGCGGCGCCGCAGAGCAGCGCCTTCAAGGCGCCGGTGGGGAATTATTCCGCTCCTCAGTCTGGATTTGATTATCCAGGAAACTACATAACAACCTCCATCACGGCTAATCGCGAAGAGTGCGCCAGACAATGCGATCGGTACCCCACGTGCAAGGGCTTTGTTACGGCGACTGATTATGGACTTTGCCAGCTCAAGAGTGATTTCGTCAACCCGACCCCGAATCCAAAACGCATTGTCACCGCAAAAGTCGGAACAATCCTCCCCGGTACCGGGTCCGCCGCCGCGGCGGCCACACCGGCTCCGGCCGCCGCTGCCCCCATGGCCCTGATGGCGTTCACGTCACCTCCATCGGCCACATGGGTGAAGCCCGGGTACAAACCCGTGTCGACCTCGTCGGTCCCGGTCCAATTCAGACTCAAAAATGCGGCGACCGGTCAGTATATGATTTTGGGGCCCGGCAACACCATTGCCGAGGGAGCCGGGACCGGAGTCGTCATTGGCCGTTCCCGTCCGAGCGATCTTTACCAAAATTCGACAACCACTAATGCGCCTATGCAGCGCCTTGACACGCCGGCCGGCGCCATCCGTCACTCGGGGTTCGTTCTTTCGGCCAATCCATATGTGCCAAATAATTACGACTTCGCTTGGAAGTTCCTTCTCAAGGATGGAACGACCAACCGGATTATCATCTGGAACCCTTACCCGGGTGATGCGAACGGAATGTACCTCCAGGGTGGGGCCCGGCCGAAGATTGACCCGGGGACGCCGACCGAGTACATCATCGAGCCGGTCGCGGCCGGTTCGGGAACTTCGGGGTACGCCATGGAGGGCTCGCCGTTCGGGGGCGCTGTTGGTGGCCGCAACTGGGTCCTGATTCTGACGCTGCTGCTCGTAGTGATCCTCCTCTGGATCCTTTCGAAAAATTTATAGAAACCTAATATAAAATGGGTGGTCAGCAGTCCCAGCCTCAGCCGGGTGTGAAATTACTGGGGGTCAGTGGTGGTGGAGGCGGGTTTGGTAAAATCGCCGAGAATCTGGCGGCTGGTAAAATAACTTTTGATCCAAACACGGGTGCACTAACTCGCG